TTATTTATCAATCTTTTTCATTTCCTTTGCTGTCATTTTAAGAGCTTTTTTAATTATAGGCAATTCTTTTTCTTGTGGCAACTGTTCAGGTTTGCGCCCGGTATTTTGTTCTACTATATTTCGGACTTGTCTTCCAACAGTATAGTGTGTTTGTTCTAAATTAGCTTGTCCAGATATTTGTTTACTCTTTATAAGCTCTTCGGTTTGGGTAACACGGAATAGATTGGCAGCAAGTTCGGTACGGCTCATTCTGTCAAATAGCTTTCCTTTTTTAACGCCACGTTTCTTTTCAAGCTTCCACGATTCCATATTATACATACCCAGATAACCTGCATTTTGAAACTTTGCATAATCAGTAACATTTGCGGCTTTTGCCGTTGAAGCGAGAGATTTGTTTCCATCTGCAAGTTCTTCACGTATTAGCACGCGGTCTATTTCCTGATTGTTTTCAATGTATAATTCAAATTTTCGTGTTTGCTGTGCGAAATAAGCTTGCGCCAATGCTACTTCTGGCTTCTTTGGATCGCCATTCATAGCAGCAAGATAACACGCAAAACGTGTAAGTTTGAAGTCTTGGAACTCAACACCATTATTATTGCGTTTCACAGCTATTATATTTTCATAATGAGGAATGTTGAGCGAAACAAAAGCCTTTGTTGCGCGGTCAAGAACTTTACAAAATGCTTTCATATCATTATATCCAAGCATAACCATTACTTCTGAGGCCCACCAATAAACGATGCCGTTTTGGTTTTTAAAGTCTTCAAAAGAAAGAATCGCATTGTTGTTTTCTTGTTCCATTTCCATCTATAATTTAAAATTCGGCTCAAAGATAGAATAAAGTATTTGTTATTCCAATATATATCTATAATTAAGATATATAATTTATTGGATTTATGTATATAATTTCACGACTATTTTGTAAAAACGGTAATTCCAACAAGTCAAAGAACGCTTCTGTTCGATTATTATTTTTCCAGTCCCTTTCTACAATGTTCACATAAAAATTTCTTCGCTACCGGAAACATCTTCTGCCCCACATATCCGCTAAGATACTGCGCTTCCTCACCATAGGGATCAATCCCGAAAGCCTTGGAGATATGCCGGCACAAATGACCTTTTTCGTGATCCCACGAATTTTGAAACTCTTCGGGAGTGGAGGTTAGTGAGATAACCATTACTGTTTCTCTTCTCCTGTAGTCCGAATAGGTTAGACCGGTATTCATTCTGCCTTCAGTCAGATTGCGATACGCACGCTTGAGGGAATCCCCCCTGCATCCTATACGGTACAGGTCCATAATGATCCGATCCGCCCAATAGGTGTGTACCGCATAATACACTTTGACGTGCCAGTCCCCATATTTTGGTATGTAGAACTCCTGAACAATCATATCACATCCGACCAAATTACAGGAATCCCTTTACCTATACAGGTGGCAAAGAACTCGTCAAACGCCCTGCAAGGATCGCCATCAATATCATCAAGGTAGCACTTTATATGCTTGCACAAATGTGCCTCGTCAACCAATGATTTTTTATAGAAATCCGCTTTCAGCATGTTTGCGACATAAGCAACGTCATAACCCTTGTCGTGCTCGATGGTAATTCCGTTCGCTTTCAGCATATCGTCCACTTCGTCTTTGCTCCACGGCTCCAACTTTTTTTCTTTACCCGTGGTTTCGTCTTTCACTTTCATTTTTGAGACGGCCCATTCATAAAGTTTCTTGCTGAAATGAAAGCCGTATGCTTCCAGATATTCCCTCATGCCAGATGGGAATCTGCTGTATGTATCCAATCTCTGTTCCATAACCTTTGTTTAAAAAGAGGGGCATTCCACCCCTCCACCATTAATAAAACTCACCGTTGGCGCGTCTGCGTCTGCGTTCTCCCATGTCATCCATGCGGGGATATTCAGGGAAATAGCCGGGATACCTGCGTTCTCCCATACCTGATCCTGAATAATTTCTTCCGCCATCACGGAAGCCCATGTCTCCATGAATCTCTCTCATGGCCTTTTCGTAACCGTGGCGGCAGCCTTCCTTGTAGGCTTCTTTCACCTCGTCACCTCTCATTCCGAAGCCGCGTCCGTAATCGTCACGCCCTTCTTCTAATATTTCCCACATTCCCATAATCATTTCTTTGTTTTGGATGTTTCAACTACTCCGAGCTGTTCCATAAGCCGTTTGTTCAATTCCATAAGGTCAGACATGTTCTTGCTCATTTCCGCCATTTGCCCTTTCAGAGAGGATATTTCCTGCTCCTGACGTTGTTTCTCGGCAAATTCAGGGTTCAAGAGCGTAAGCATCTTGTCACACCCTGCAATGACGGAATTGTGAAAATCCATGCTGTTGATGATGTCTATGCTTTTCTGTTTCATAGAAGCGACCTCGTTATTCATCGCATCACGTGAGCATGACACTACGATATTGCCGTTCTGTCCGAAGTCGGCTATATCCATGCCGGCAGGAAGATTTTGGAAAGTCGTGTTCTGCCCGTTGATACAGACAACAACATCCACAACCATTTCCATTTGGGGCAACTGTCCCATAGGGGATGCCATAGGATATTTCGGCTTGGGAGCGGAAACGCTGACTACCGGGCCGTATTCGATAAACGGGTTAGCATCCTTATGAAGTATATATAACTGGTTATTGGTACGAAGTGATTGAAACATATTGGTTTGATTTTAAAGGAGTGTGGCTATTCCCATTTGGGAAACCACCACAAAACTCCATGTTAATTATTACTTGCTCCGTAAAGAAGCGGTCTCTGCTGTAGAAGCCGGCGCCGTTGTCGGTCTGTATCCTCCATTAACAAGATACAATTCATTGGTATACTTGTTGTAGTGAATCTCATAAATACCGGTTCCGGCAAGGTTGGCAACCGTAATAGGCTCGTTGTTGTAAGCTAACAACGGTCTTGTATCCCCGTTGGTCCCTATCAATATAGGCAGCGTGGCAGTCGTGCCGGCAGGGATCGCCTGACGAAGATTGACATAGAACCCTCCGACATAATCCCTGTTGCGGAACGCATGGTTAGGAAGCTCCAAAGTCACATTCTCAGTACCGACTGTTACAGCCACCGTAGGAAGAGTGTTGTAATTCACTCTGCCAAGGGAGGGAAACGGGAACGGAAATCCTGTAAAAAAGTTAGGCCACATATCTACCTCCTTTCTCACCGGATTAACCCCAGTAGTTATTGCAACCGCATCCGTAACCACCACGGCCATATACAGCATCACCTGCATAAGCACCGTATGCTGCGGCACGATATGTATCCACGTTCACACCTACAATATTAGGGTATTGTACCGGGACAGTGTTAGGTAATTTACATTTTATACCATCAACATCGCTCTGCAATGCCTGCAATCCGGCTGCTAAAGGAGCGATCTGTTGTCCTACCGCACTCAGGATAGTGGCGTTCTGGTTACGCTGAGAGATTTCGGCTGTCAAAGTAGCCTTTTCCGCAGTAAGAGATGCGATCTTGTCCTGCAATGCCTGATTCTGAATAGCGTCAAGTTTGGCAAGGATGGCATTCGTGTTGGCTGTCGCACCATCACGCAATGACAATGTGTTCTGGTTAGCAGTGTTGACTAATGTGTTAGTCTGGTTGCACATTGCAAGCTGGTTCTCGTATCCCTGTGTGGTTACAAGCTGTTTCATGTCGCAGCAACAGCTACAGATCTGAGATGTCAGAGCGTTGTTACCTTGCATGATCGCAGTTAGGATACTGTTGGTGTTCTGGCCCATTTGGTTGCCGAGACCGCAGATAGCCTGTGATACAGAGTTAATACCGGCAAGGATTTGGTCTGATGATGTGTTCACAGCTTGTGCTAATGCTGCAATGTCGACACCGTTTCGGTTAAGTGTCTGCATGATCATTTCTCTTCCTTCGTTCGCTCCTTGGTTGTTGTTGCCACCAAATCCGAAGTTCCCGTTACCGAAGATGGCTGCAATCACAATCAATGCGATGATGTCCTGAAAACCGCCATTGTTTCCGAAGAAACCTCCGTTTCCGTTTCCTCCCATCAGCCCCATCAGATAGCCAGTGTCAATTCCACGGTTCTGCAAGGACGGAAGAATGGACGCAAGCAGGCCATTGTTTGCGCCGGTTCCACCGTCTTGGTTAAAAACATAAGTTCGTTCCATAAGTATTTGTATTTTGTATCCGGTCAAAATCGACCGTGCACAAAAGTATATAGATCATAACTCATGGAAAATCAGTTGTTTCCCAACAAATTCTTTATATCGTCCCAATATATTCTCATCATTTTCCCACTCTCCATCCTCTCATGGAAATTGGATATCATGTAGTTGACAGCACGTTTAGTCTTATGGATATGAGCGGCTATTTGTGAAGGGTACATACCGCTTTCGAAAAGAAAAAATACAAGAAGATACTGGGCATCCACTGTTTCCATATTCTTATCAGATGATAATATTTGGTCTACAGACACTTCTGTTTCTTTTGAAACAATATTAATTATTTTGGCAAAGATTTCTGACTTGCACATGTTTTTTCTAATTTTTTATTCTTATCTTTGCCTCACCACATTATAATATAATTTGTGACAAAGCATAGGATACTGCGTTGAAAAAGGCATTAGGCCCCCAACAACGTGCAGTATCTTATGCTGATTATGTTATAATGTGGTAGTTTTAACGTAGTTCGTTGTATGGGGGCTTTTTTTTGATTCTAAGCCCCTGAAAGAATTACTTTTGTTATGAGTTTTTCTATTATGTGCCACGCTTCTACCTGTGGCATTCTGGTTACTATTTCATCTTGCACCTCCTTTCTGTTGATTACCATATTCTATAACTTATTCCTGCGACAACCGCAGGAGAAAAACCATCCTTACCAAATCCATAACCGGCTGTTATTCCCAGACCCCATCTTCTAGGTTTTATCTTAACCGTGTGATAGATGTCATTCGTTACTGTCAGTGTTTTGGAGCAAACATAGATACTATCTAGGTTAGGTCTGTAACCACTCACATAAGCGATGTAATCACTATCTCTGTATATCTTCTGCTCAACAGGAAGAATAGTGTCTCCTACATGGATTGTATCACCATCATGCCAACATAGTATTGGGGAAGGAAGATAATATTTTACAGTATCTCTCTTTACAATGATACTTGTACTGAACACCGTATCTGCTCTTACCTCTATATCCGTTTCTATGGATGGTCTTGCGAACCATCCTAAACCGAAAACGCACACAATAACGATTATATATATTAACCATTTCATAAGTGTAATACCTGCTTTTTATTATCGGACTGATTATAGGATATATGTATCCAACTGAATCCACTCTCATCAATAAGCTGCCTCCACTCTAAGGAAGAATTTCGAATCATATCAAACAATTTTTTATTGTCCGCCTTATTCCCGGTAGTTATATCTGCCGCACATCCTGACATGTGTTCACTGTTCTTTGCACCTCCCACAGCTTTATTTAATTTAATACAACGAAAGCCGCTATTCACAATAATGGGTTTACCCCACATCTGCCGGATTGGATCAAGAAGATGATTAATTAGATTCTCCATATTCGCTTTCTGAAATGAGTTAGGTACATTCTCTATACCTAACTTTTCTCCTGTATTACTACGGCATAATTCTGCAATTGTAAAATATTTCATTTCTTATCCTCCTTTTTATTTTCGTTGTCAAACAATATCTGAGCCATGATCTTGGCAATATCATCCTTGTTCTCGATAATCACACTCATTGTCTTTTCTGCCTTGCGCAACTCCGCTTTTTCCCATGACTTTTCGCGTACCGATTTAAACTCACAGAAAATACAGTAACCCGTCCAGATCATAGAAAAAACAGGGAAGGGGATAACAACACAGCATAGCAGGTCAATGAAGCACAATTCTATGAACGGGGTGAAATACTTCTTCGCTTTGACGGCTGTTTTCTTATACCCCGTGGATGTTCTTGCCTCCCCCCGTTGCTTGGCTTTCATAACTCCCGTAATAAGGTCCACTAACATCGCCCCCATTGTAGCCGCAATACACAAGGCTATAAGCACAATGTGTATCATCATGTGCTCATTTATAAAATTGTAGATTACATCTCTCATTGAAAGTAAGTTTTGAACACATTAATATGATAGATATTCACCTGTCCATAGTTGGCGTCAAATATCTTCTTGATCTCGTAGCCCAATCCATAAGACAATGCTTTCATTCTTCGCCAGTTGATGCAACGCCAGTTCATATTATGCTCCTTTGCCCAACGCTTGATACTGTACCATTCTTTGGATTCATCAAGTTGCTCGGTCTTCTGTTCAAGCTGGTACTGAATCTGTTCTTTTGCCTCCACCTCATCCGCAAGCCGGCGCAACGCTTCCGCATATGTTTGAGGAGTTTTAATTTCTTTCAATGATCGTTCCATTGCCTCAAATGCATCGTAAAACTCATTTTTAAATTTCAAGGCTTTTATACCATTCCATCCCATTACCAAAATAGAAAAACCTTTTTGGTTCATGATATAGGCAGGATTACTTTTACCTGTTGAATCTTCGTAAGTCGTTGATACAAAAGCTAAACGCATTTTTGCGTTTAGTAATTCATCCTCCGTATTAAGAATATTATCAATACTTCTTATTACATCGGCATGTCTTTTCCCAAACTTCTCAGCAACCAATAAGCTGTTTGTTAAAACTTGGTCATTCTGGCCTTTAAAAACTAAATCTGTCATATTACCTAATTTTATGTTAACTTTTAATTACCATCAATTACACGTTTTGGATTACCCGATTTTCAAGCTAACCTTTATTTTGTCATACAAAACAAAAAAAGAGCCTGCCACGGAAACTAATCCGCAACAAGCTCTTGGCTTTATACTGTATATGATATGTCCTTTCGTCATAAATATAAGTGGCGTGCATCTTCACACGCTCCCCACAAAGATAAATATTGTTTCCCTTATTACAAAAAATAACCGGCAATTAATGCCGGTTACTGTGATAGAATCTTATAGCCTCATTGACATATAATGATACTGATTGCTCCTTATCCAAGATAGCAGCCACGTCCTCCTCTATCATAACAAGTATTCTTTTCACACCTCTAACCTTGGGACGTCTTGGCACACCATTGCTGTCCAATATCCTGTATATTGTCTGCTCAGACCGTACCCCTGTTTCTCTTATTATCTCCTTGATCGCTATCCCGTCCTTATATAAGGACAATACCCTAGACTCTTGATCTAGGGTAATAGAACGTCTTCTTGCCATAATTAATATGTTTTATAACATTTATAATTTATTGCTCGTTATTTCAAAAAGTTGCACCTTTGCATCGAACATCAACGATGTTAGTCGCACTTCGGTGCGTGGATTGAAACGACATTAAAAATGTCATTGTGGTTTAAACCACATTTTAATATTTAGGGCAGCGAAGAAATTCGTCGCCCTAACTTTTTATTTATAAAATCTCTATTTGGGTATAGTATGCATTCATCTTTCCAAAGAATGATTCTATTTTTGCTCTCTGATAAGAAGACATTTTGTTATAAATGACATTTTTGTCATCTTCTCTTAAGTAGTATTCCTTTTCACCGTCAGTAAGATTGATAACTATATTAATTGCTCTACCACTGTATGAATCTGTAAATTGAATTTTTGTCTTCATAGTCTTACGCCGCTTATTCGTTGCCGCCGGTTCTATTATTACCTGTTGTTTTTAAGGATATCGGATTTAGAACTCAACAAATATCAATGTTTCCATGGAATCTGATTCTTTAACCCACATGTGATTGTTTTCAAAACCATAGTCAAAGAACAGCTTAAAGTAAGGATATTGTACTATTAAAGAGTTAATGCAACCTCTTAATTCATCTTCTGACATGCAAGAAGCTATCTCATTGATTATTTGAACGAAAAGGTGTAAAACTTCTGGTTCACAATTTATCAGTGGATTTTCTACTATCGCTTTCATAATCTTCTATTGTCTTTTAATTATTTGTTTTATTATCACAATGCAAATATACAACATTGTGATATAATGACAAAACAAATCACAATATATTTTCTTACATTGTGTAATATTTAACATTTAAATACAAATACGATGTTAATCAACGAGAATTAGCCAAAGTCTTAATAAACATTTATTATCTTTGCACCATACATGGCGATATGTATATCAGGATAAGGGCGGAACCGGCTTGTACCGGACCACCCGTTTTTTATACCCAAGAATCCCCCCAGAAGCAATTTTATCCCAATAAAATCGATTTTATTGTTACATTAAATTGGGGATTTGAGCTTAATTCTAGTGTGCCATACCATCCTATTTTACCTTCCATACCATTCTTTAATAATACTGTTTGAATAGGACTTCCCTCCGTATTACCTCGACTTACCACCAGAAACACAATATGATTATCATTGGGATTTTCATAGTTATAACATATTACTAGACTTACTCCTTTTGGACATAATTCAGTTTTATTATTATACACTACGTTTTCATAGGATTTATAGGGTTTTAAAAATGTCGTGAAAGGCAGAAGTCCCCCCAGCTCTCGATTTTTAAGAAAATCATGTCAAAGATACGGATTGCCAATTACTTCTAGAGCAAATTTAGTCTAGGTAGCTAAACTTAATTTTTTCCATCCACTATCACTCTTATCATACTTCACCCTAATGAATGTAGCCCCATTAACTGATATTAGTAAGTACATGACCCGTGATTCGTTTCCAACCGAAAATACAGATAAAATTCCATAGCCATTGATAGGATTGTTAGTAGACTCAGGTGTTACTCCATATATCCCTGAGACGACTAACGTTTCAACATCCCCTCTAAATATAGGAATTCTACTCCTAAACCATGATTCATTAACCCCTATCAGTCCCCCCAGATCTGTGCTATCCTAATTTGTATGTAGCAATATTTACAACTATTTCTGTTTGTGGAAATTGCAAGGTACTTTTCCAACCTATTGATATATTACCTTTGTTTATTATCATATTTACAGATGGGACAAATTCTCCGGGAGTATTTGAGTTATAGAATCCAACGAAACATGTGCTCGTTGGATCATTTATGTCATAAACAACTATAAGATATACTCCTTTATCTACCAATAAGGGAATATTACCCGAATTAGTATTGTAATTTATATATAATTTTTCGGGTCTAAGAAAACTTGTAAATGGCGTCAGTCCCCCCAGTTTTGATGCAAGTGACTGCATCGTCATTTGTGCGGCATCTCCGCTACTTTGTAAAACCCTTACATTTGCGGCATCTGTCACAGTCGGAAGTTCATTTTCATACACGTCATTTCCTGTTGCAGCAACGGCAGCAAATGTTGAAGTTTCTGACAAAGCCATAACCATTCTTGTGGAAACCATGTCCACCATCTCATCCACTGTTACATTCTGTTCGTTACCGTCTTTATCAACAGCCTTAAAACCAACAATATTGTCTAAATTCAAATCACTCATAATATCCTAATTTTATAAAGTTTCTATTTCAGATTCAAGCTCAATGATATGGTTGTCTATACACGTGTTCACCTCATCATTGAAGTTCGCTATATCCAGTTCCACACATCCGGCACTTGACCGGGTGCTGCTGTAGATACGGACATAGCCGCCGTTATTCAACGTTTCCTTCGCCAGCTTCAGTTTCGCCAGTTCGTCATTGATCCGGCTGGCGCGTTCCAAATTCTCAATTTTCATGTTGTTCCTCCTTCTCTTTATATGTCTTCAAATAATGTTCAAACGAATCGGCAAATGCTCCGGTAAAGGTCGGATAAGCGAACCGGATTATTTCAATCTCCTGCCCGCTTAAGTCCACATTGCCTTCCGCATTATAAATCTTCTCGGAAAGACAATGCGCTCCGATATTATCAGGCACTTTGGTATAAAGGTTATTTGCCAAGCTATATGCCACATCACAGGCAACCATTTCTTTCTTGTCTATCCCCGTGTACATGGGGAACTGTTTAAAATTTATTTTCATAATCATTACATTTTAGTTCCAACAATCAATCCAATTCATAAACCACTTGTTATTATGCTTGTCATAATACATTGCTGCCGCCTTTGACTTGGCCAAACCTATCGAAGTGCTGACCTCCCCGGAATTCCAGCCGACAAGATTTGTTCCGGCTATGGTCACATCACCACCAGAAACGTTTCTTATCCAGTAGAACTGCCCGTCTTCCGCAGTGGACGGAACAGTCAGCGTAATACCGGACGTTACAGCCATGATAACACTATCCATCACTGACAAAGTTGTGCTCTTGCTTATTCTGCGCAATCTGAGCCTAAACCCACAGATGTCCCCCTTGACGATATACAACGCATGATTCCCGGTATACTGAAAATCATTATCATCATAAGCATGGGAACCTTGTATGTCAAAATACATGCCCACATTGCCATACGCCGTATTCGTTATATTCCTATTAACCGAAATACGGGATGGGCATAATATTGCCCCCCCACTAGATGAAGGAAAAGTATCCGCTCCAATAAACACGCTTGAATAACTTCCGGTAAATCTTACCAAGTTGGCGGAAAGGAGCATGGCATTATTTCCGCTAACAGCCTCCAAACTTGCAGATGATATGGTAAAACCACCAATATTCCCTTTTGTAGATGTGATTGTTCCAGTAATCTCTGCATTCTTACATTTGAAATACCCGGTTACGCCATTGATAAGAAGAGTTTCACCCTCATCGTTGTGGGATTTAAGCACATTGTTTTTGAACATGAATCCGGCCACATTCGCACCATCGGCGAAAAGGGTATCAGTAGCGATATTCACAAACTTCTGCATGGCTTCCCAGTTCGAATCCCCGTTGGCTGATGTGGGTGCAGAGGTAACGGAAGCGCCGTAATTTTTTACAAGGAAATTATAATAAACTCCCCCTATCAGATATATGACCTTATCCCGGTAATCCGCATTCCAGACGTAAGTCTGTCCGGAAGCCCATACGCCTCTGTCACGGGGAAACGCCCCTGTTGCTCCTGTCGCTCCTATGGCTCCGTCTTTAGCAACCCCCACACCTTTTTCAGCGACAAAATTATTATTCCATGCGTTTGCGTCCGACGCGGATTTATAAGCCCGGACGGCGAACTGAGTGTATCCGGCCGTCGCAGGAACGGATATCCGATTGCTTAGGGTAGCACCTACATGCGCCAGCCAGCTTCCGTTATATTTGCGTGCGACAAGATAGAACCTATTCGTATCGCTCACATTACCGCCTATATTCTGTTTCATGGTAACATCAAATGCTGACGGTGACGGTGTGCCTGTTGACGTGAAGTTTATCGTGCTTACCGGGCTGTCAAGCCAGTACGAAGCGGACGGTTCGACACCGGAAGTCATTTCCTGCCAGTCGGAGTTGACAGCCTTGTCCGATCTCTTCCCGGAAAGTATGTAACCGCCATCCTTCTTCCTTAGATAACTTCCACCTCTCACACGAAGAAGCGGAAGTGGCGGATTGGATGTTTGAACCTTGCTTAAGTAAGATCCTCCGGCAAACGATACTGTACTGTTTTTCGCATACGGAATGTTGGCGGACTCCCAATGACCTGCGGCTGTGATACTCTCACCGTCTTTCCCGTCCGATATCATAAGCTGCCATCTTCCGTCCTGATAGATGTAGGTGGCGCGGTCAGTTGTGTTACGGTATGAATCACCGTTTTTCGGGTTGGCAGGAGCCGTGGCAAATTCACCTAGGAAGGTGATGCTCTCGCCTTTCAGCTCACGCCCGTCAAGAAGCATGTCCCAGTCTTCGTTAACCTCCCAGTCGGCAGATTTTCCGGCAAGATAATAACCACCGTCCTTCTTCCTTAAGAAATTGCCACCTTTGATACGCAATATTCTGATGGGAGGATTGGAAGTTTCCACCTTGGATATAAAGACACAGTTGGCAAGAGTGACCATTGTATTGGCACTATATGGTGTGTTGGCGGATTCCCAATGCCCACCACCGACTACAGACAAGCCCGGATCTCCTTTCTTTCCCTCAGAAACTTGTTTTAACCATGCCGAATTAGTCTCTGATGGTTCGGTTGTTGTTCCGTTATCATCAACACACAGCCACAAAGCCCCGTTGTGTGACACCTGGTTATAGTAGGCGTACTTACCTGCGGTCCATTCACCTTTGTACAACGGAACACGCACTGTCTGTCCGGTGATCTCATCCACCTGAAAGATAAGCCCGGTCATGATAATGTTTTGAAGAACGGCCGAGTAATTGTCCGCATTAATACCGGCTACAGTCATGCCTTTTTTCTTGCCGAACCACGCAGGCATCTGCGCCGGTTCCGGGTCCCAAGTGTTGGCATTGTCAAAGAATGTAATGCAGTTGTTTCCGTTGACTGAATCAATAAGTATATAAGTCTGACGTTCCGGGTCCGTAAAATTACCTGTTTGTGCCAATACCATCTGCTCGGCAGGTTTCCAGTCAGAATGCCCCGGACGGGGAATGACAGTAAACTTCTTGGCTGTATAATCTGCGGCAGTCACCCGGAATTTCATTTCTTCAAATCCATTCAGCTTGCCTTCGCTATTCTTAGTCACAAAATAGGTGGTAAGGATATCATCAACAAACTGGCTCAATCCGTCCGCGTCCGTCAGATCGGGAGTGATGGTGTAGGTTCCATCGCCGTTATCCACGTATGACAATACGCTACAACCGCCACCGGGGGAGTTTACCATACGTCCTTTGAAATAAGTTGTACGGTTATAAGCTATTTCAGGGACAAACAGACGCTTACGGAAAACGCCGCTTCCCATTTCCATGTCACCCTTTTCGTCTATGTATCCACCTGATACACCAGTAACGAAATCACCGAACTTGGCATATTTCTTAATCAAGACTCCGCCCAGTAAGGATAACAAGTACTTAGTGGAATCCGCCACGTCCTTCCGCAAGAATATCTCTTTCAGCTTCTCCGCACTGTTCTCTATCTCAGTCATTACACGCAATGCGCTCATCACATCCTCATCGGTGTAGGTGACATCCTTGTCACCCTGCTTTACGATGCGGTTTATCAGATTCCCGGCTATCTTAAGACCTTTGAGAAAGTTTATTATACCTTGCGCATCATCATCGTTCAATGCGGAAAGGAACCAGTCAAACACAGGCGTATTCTTATCCAGCGTGTATGCAGATGTGGCATGGTCGGCGTTAGTGACATCGCCCCCTCCGCCACCACTGCCGCCACCGCCGTTCTGCTTTATCTCTTCAACCTCAATGGAGATCTTGCTAAAGTTGCTGTTGATGCGGTCTGCCGTTTCGCTCCAAGTTCCTGTTTTGTTTATTGTATTAAGCTCCATATACCCTGTTCCACTTTTACCATTCCGCATCCGGATGCACTTCTACGGACAGACGGTTCATTATTTTAGTTATTAACTTTCGAATCATCATAATTTACATTTTTGTATCTTCGATATAAGGACTGGCCAGATCCATAAGAACATATTGAATCAAAGCATCAATGACAACGTTAGCTATCTTCATACCTCCTGCGGAATTTGGATGAACTTGATCCTGCAAATACGTTGTGATATTAAGTGTAGATATTCCACTTAATGCATTTACATCAATAACGGGAACAGAATATATTGCACATACTTCTTTTATCACATTCCCGTAATCTTGTATTGTTAATCCTATACTGTTTTTATAGGGATAATCGGCATTATTATGAGAATTGTAAAAATTATGTGGAATGCAAGCGAAGATCTTGGCATCCGGCAATCTTTTGATAATCTTTCTCAACATTAGTCCATAGGCATATTTTAGATGATTTTCGTCCTGATCGTCAAGTTCCCCGATTTGGGCATTTGCCGTGATATCATTAGCAGAGGCATATATAACTAATACATCCGTATCGGTCGGAATAGTATTTATTCGTCCGTCACCACACATATTATCCTGTATAGTGATAGTTCCTTCCTCAGGATGAGCGGCATTATAGTAGCCATTTTCATCCACCTTTTTGGTTTGTGGAGAAATGGATGTAACCTTGGAACCTCCGATACCTCGACAGTAATGCGTTGAGAATTGAAAGTATTTCCATACATACTTCTGCCACGAGATCAGCTCAACGATAGAATCTCCAAACGAGCAGAATTTTTTCCCTCTATATGCCATATTGATTATTTCATCCCTATCTAACCTTACATTTCTTACATTTTGTGGGTTGCAGGGAAAATAATTCAATGAAACAAACGGGAAGTCCGTACTGTCAAAATTAAAAATTATATATTCCCAATTTTTCTCACCCGTCATCACCTCCCTGAAACTTTTTCCTTGACTACCCCTATATCCAATCCACATGCCATCTGCTGTATACACAGCAATTGAAAAAGCATTGGTAAATACAGATGTAACATTGTCAACGATTCTAATCAATCGTGTAGTACTATAGGCTTCATTTGACTGTAACGATCCATTTACATTATTATAACCATCAATAAGATTATTGTTTGTTATCAGGTTTTTATCGAAAAAAGTTTCAGGAAGCTGTGTTATACCGAATTCAAGCGGAATAAAATTTTCATCAAATGATAGATAATAGAAATCTCTTGCGCTGTTGTTCCACGCCCTACAATATGACGCTTCTGAGGGGATTTCTCTTTTTGATATATTCTTTCCTGTTGGAGCACCCATGTTTATCGTGCTAAGCAGCGTGTCATCATCTCGATAAAAAGAAACTGAATATGCATTGGCATAGACATATTCTTTCCCTACCGGTATATCAATTTTTTCTATGACAACTCCATTCCCATTTACAATATTTCCAGAACCGTCTATTGTTTTGTTTATAAACAAAAGTTCATCATATACCTTGTTGATTGACACATCCTGCAACATGTGTCGTATTTTCATCAAGTCGTTTTGAACTTCTTCAAGAGAGTCAATGGTTAATACTTCAATCCAATTCTTGTCGTTTGTCCAATTTGAATTCTCTACACTATCAGAATTGTATATTTCAATTGTGAACCTGTCTTTATTTTGATATGACAAGATAAATCCTTTTTTCCGGTTAATATTGTCTATCGACAACCTCGTACTAGCCTTGTTTGAATTATACACAACAGAATCGTACATGTAGGAATCAAGCGGTATATAATTACTCGTTTCAGAATTGTACAGATATACCCTATATCTGTTTGCTGAATCTCTATAAGTGAAAACCAATCCGATTTTCGTATTGTAAGTATTCGGCAGAGCATTTCTTGCAGAATCAGGCGTGTTGTAATTATTGCCGGTTATTGCCGTGATGTTGATGAAGGGAAATTTGGTCGATGGCAGCAATGGGCACCAGAATAAATCATCGCTCCAATATTGATCATCCATAGATGTTCCCATATACATTTCAACAGTGAGTTCCCCAGTTGCTCCATTCCTATAACTTAAAATCTTTCCTGTACTTCTATTTTCTTTTGGGATGCCAAGTCTGGTTTTTGAAAAGTCTGTATCAAATTGCGTTGAAATGGCACTTCCTTTATTTAACCCCGACAGTTCCGTAGTCAGGTCTTTGCGTGTCTTGGGGTTAACCACCGCATCGGTTGTGGTTGCCGGGTAAATGGTTTGGCCACCCTTGGTCAGCTTATATATTTTTGCCATAATAAATCTCCTATATTTCTAGATTAGTAACTGTTTCTTCTTCCTCTTCCGGTGGCAAAGGAGGTACAAAATCACTCAGCACATCTTCATATTCATTATCCGACAATGGGAACGCCTGGATCGAATTATATGCGGCATAATCGGGATAAGATGTTATTTCCACCGTGCTTTCATCGGTTTTCCCGGTAGTCAGTACGATTCCTGTATCTTCAACGGAAACAAGGTTGCAGATGCCATCCTGAAAGTCGGAATCGGATATGAAGTATTCACGTTTTACCTTCAGCATACCGGGAGAAAAACAGGGGTTGTCAAAAGCGACAAGCAGGTTGCCGTCTTCCATGCGGCTGCAACCCACATACTCATGCCCATCAAAGGAGGCTATGAACTTTCCCTTGAATGGATTGAAGTAAGTGAACCGGAAAGGAGTATTCACATCCCCGTTCAAGTTCTTCTCTATGATCTTAAAATCGGACTGATAATTAATTCTCATAACTATAATATTGATGTTACATCGTCTATCTCCTCGGCTGTCAGGTAGCTGGATAAGTCAACACTTCCGCCACCTCCTGTCGTGCCTGTAGGACTCCATTTTCCCTTTGTTTTGCATTCATATATAGGACCCGGTATGGTGTCACCCACAACAGCCCAGTCACCTACAACAGGAGATGGAACAGCCTCTTCCAGTGATTCAAGAGTAGAGAACAACCCCTTGTTGCGGATACCGTTCTGCTTGACCTTCTCCACTTCGGTGGAAGTCTTGCTAAAGTTGTTGTTAAGACGGTCTGCCGCCTCACTCCAAGTTCCCGTTTTGTTAATAGTATTCAGTTCCATATCACTTCACTTTATTTGGGCAACATGTTCTGATCCCATACAATCTCAGAACCTTTAACCATAATTATGCGTCCTCCCATTATCTGGGTCTGATATATATAACCGTCACTTCCTTTTTGCTCCGCGACCATACTATCCGGGCGGAAATATAATCTATCACTGCTAGAAGGATCGAACATGGAAATACTGGGAATCATCCCTCCAAGTCCGTACTGTAGGGAGATACTGAACAGTTCTTCTCCATTATAATCATACATTCTGATAGACGGTACGGAATACTCATCCTCAGGGGATATTACGATCTTGTAACCATTGGATGATATGACATTGACAGTACCACTAAACTCTCCCTCTCCTTTTATCCAGATATTGCCATCCTCATCAATTTTAAAATTGCCGTTAGGTGACTTTACATTTTTAAAGATTCCGCTTTCCGCATTGACTTCCCCTCTGAACTTACCACCTAGAGCATAGATATATCCTCTCAAAAACACATCACCGCCATGAGTCGCAACAAAGTTCGCCATGTTCGCCCATTCCGCATCCGTAGGCTGGTAATCGGGGTTATTACGGAACCTCATTACGGTCAGAATCGCCTGTTCAAGTTTTCCTCCTGCCCAGAATGCCACATCATCATCGTCATTGTATATGCCGCTAACTCCGGCTGTGACCTTCTGTAACTTGCCATTCTTGTAGTTGCCTAACTGGATCATATTGGCAAGAATCAGACCACCAAGAATATCCACAGATCCATCCTTGATCGCACTGGCGATATAATTGATTGACTGGAAACCGGCTGTTGCCTTGTCGTTGTCAAGAATTGAAGGCTTCCAGTCAGTAGCGATGGTTCCACGCTCTAGCTGAAGGTCACAAACGGTTGCGGTACCACTGATAAGAAATATACCACTGCCATTGAAGGTGATCTTATGGGTATATCTCTGATAAGAGGATGTGAGAGGTTGAGAAACACTGAAAGAACCGCACGAAACAGACACAGACGTACCCTTTGCTTTATAACTGATAACATAACTTTCTCCTTTAATCAATGATACGGACTGGGACAAACTACCGATTGCGGCAGAGTACCCGGAGCCGGCATCACTGTCCGCAGATACGGTAGCCACACCCGTCCAATATTCCAGTTGCTTGCTAAAAAGTTCGGTATCCGCCGATAGCTCGGTAGCGGCAGACAGGTCCTCTGTCTCATAATCTCCCGTAAATCCGGAATTGCGCAACAGATTGACACTTCCGACAGCCGCATTGTCTATCGCATCCTTGGCCTCTTGGGCAAGATCTGCGGCCGCCTGTATCTCATCCGGCAAGCCTTCCATATTCTTCCATCCGGTGGAGCCTTTTTCGATATGGAACATACCCTTGATATCAACACCTTTATCCTGAGTGTATTCCATGTAAGTGGTCCGGCCCTTGTCACCAATGTACGTATCTCCGTACACCTTCATCCGGGCCTTGCCGGTAGACCTGTCAAAATCAAAAGAAATGACATCTTTCCCGGTCAAGGTAAAATCATTAATACCCTGATACATGATGATGGACGGAGAAACTTCGTTCACCGAAGAGAGAATTATCGCCGCCTGTCTGGTGATATCGGTCTTATGGCCCAATCCCACGATATCATCACCTGCCACCGGAACATCGTTCTCGACATTAGGATCACACACGGTCTTGGACAGGTCTATATAATTCTCACCTACTGCTGTGACCAACCGCCAGTAATAGCGGTTGCCGACATGATGAGAAACGCCAGTCTTGATATTGCACTCCTGTGCGATGGCGAGAGATCCCGGAGTAAACTGGTTCTCTATCTCAATTCCGTCTTCCTCTTCCTTGAAATAACAACGGTAGACATCATCCAACTCATCCACACGGTTGCATTTCATGCCTGCATGGGAAATCACCTGCTCGCCACCTACATACGTCTTCTTCTTTACTTCAAGCTCGTCAAAAACGGCTTTGACCTTGACATACAGATAATCAACAACAGCCTGTGACATACCGTTCTCAAGTACAGTAATTCCACTACCGTTCTTACCAATCAAAAGACCTTTTAAAAAAGTGATCAGCTCATTGGCAAAATCTTCTTTATCTTTACGAAGGAAGTATTTGAAAAGTTCCTCTATATTTGCACTTCCCGATATGGCAACAACCCGGTCTTTATTGGTCCTTATGTAAATAGAAGGATTCTTATCATCATTATGTATGTATATCTCACCCTCATTCAACCCTTCCAATCGCTTTTCAAATGATGGGGATATTTTCGGTATAATCGGATTTCCTTCTGCATCCGTTTCCGAACCGTACCACAATATCTTTATAGGATGATTTCTAGCCATGATTACACATAATTTTCATTAACAAAAGCAGCTTGCGCCTTCTTGTATTTTAACACATCGTCCTCTTCAGGATTAGTTAGCAAAAATGCTATACCTGAAGAAGAAGTTGCGATCTCAGTTTTGCCTCCGATCCCAGCAATATCGTTTTCTCTAGGGCGTAAAGTCACTTTATATATAAACATCTGTTTTTTACCTATTGTATCAAGCTTTTCCGGGACAGAATCCCCTTCCCGTACATACAAATTACCGTCTATGTTAACGTGAGAAAGGCAAAGTAACTTATTTATGAACTCCGCTATATAATACGGAACACCACGACTTGTCCCAAATACAAAATCAAATGTCTTATAAGGAAGAGAATACATTTCTATTATCTCCTGCTTCTGGTTCACGAACTGTTCGTTCTCAACTTTTAAGTCCACCCCATCCGGTTTGAATCCTCCTATTATTCTGAACTGAAACATCTGCTGAACATCATCAATCCAGAATATATTATCAAATGCAGAATTATTATCCTTATGGGAATATTCAATCAATATAGAATCACCTATATTCTCACACACACAGAATTCCTCACATTCCTTATCGCCTATAGTTACTGTATATATCCCCTCCGAAGGAGATAATGAGGCATAATACATCTTAACGCTTTCATTAACATCATAAGTGAGCAGTGCTATTGACGAGGAGATATTGCCAATCTTATCATTCAAAGAAGCCAAAGGTATTTCACCGTTATCGCAGAAAATTTGCAGCAAAATGTTGTCTGACAAGGAAAATACTTGTCTGAAACATCCTGCATTTGAATATTTATATTTCAGCGGTTTGAAGAATAACGGGCAAACATCTCCGATTGATATCATGGTCTTTTCGTTAGTTTCTAGCAGCTTGCGACTTCACAAGCTTTCATTGCAAATATAACAATTAAAATTTGAATCTTTATAAAGAATTAGAATTTTTCACAATCAAAGTTACCTTTGAACTTTGTGATTTTGTGAAATTGTAATCAGCCTGCTGATAATATCCCTGTATAACCTTGCCTTGATGTTCAAATTCAACAATTCCTGTAAGATCTTCCGGAAGCTCTACATCCGAAGTTTCAAATTCTACTTCCGCCACAGTAAACATCCTTTTTGAAAGAATTATATCCCTGCTTTCCCCCATTTCATCAATACCCACATCACTATTACCATCTGAAGACGCAAAAGTAAGCATCTCAACAGATGAACCGATATATGCTTCATTGGCCAAAACCATAGAAGAAGGAGAAAACATGGCATTGAACATTGTGTCAGGGCTGAGAACGCCACCCATAAGATAATCCCTGTTCAATATATACTTAAGTCCAGACGAATCAGATTTCACCCCTACCATAAATAAATCAGTGTCACTTTCGTTGTCTGTAGTATCTTCACCTATCTTGTCAGCAAGGAACTCTATGCCGTATGCGTCCGCACGGTATGGAGATATCATTTCAAGGCTATTGTCCGTCATGGTCACGCCTGTGGTATATTCATTCGTAAAACGAAACTCATCCTTACCATTAGCCGTGTCGTAATCCTGTTTGTCAAAGCCTATCCGTATGCGCGAATACACCAATGCGGAATTAACCTTCATCTCGTAATCGGATAAATCATCTATTTTTTTGACAACATCATCCGAGAAGTATTTGCCTCTGTGCCGGAAAGTTATCGTATTGCCGGATATGTCATAAGCGTATCCGAACACATAACTCATCCAACTTGCAAATTTGGTGAAGGATGTATATATTTTGGCTCCCGGAATCTTACGAGCTGATTCAGCCGCCAAGAGCATACAATTATCAAGCCTTCCGTCACCCATGCTTTCTATTACCCCCGTCAATCCGTCTTTTCCCCCGTTAATGCTTTTGAGTAGTCTGTTGAGCAACGTGCCGGGATTTACAACATCCATCTCAACAGGATTTATTCTGTTTTTCCATGATATCGTAACACGACTTTTTGAATCCACGGGATAAAGGGCAGCAAGGTTAGGACCAGACTGTTCCCTCCCTGACTGCACTTTGCAAAGGAGCACAAGCTTCTCTCCTTTAGCTAAGAATATATCATGATGTGCTGAATATTCTTTTTCTATAAGACCGGTGGAATACGTTTCATAGAATACCTCACTGATTGTTTCCAATGTCTTTTTATCCGTGCCAATTTTAGCTAGTCGGAAACGTACCCCGTTAGTCCAGCCCCATGGCGATATGATATTATAGCTTATCCAAAATTTAAAATCAATATCAACAGACAAATTGATGCTTTTTACGGCATATATCAGAGTGCCATCATCTTTACGTTCATCCAACACCTCCGTCCCATTATCATTTAGATAATACTCCGTAATACTTATATATGACTGATCCGATATCTCCGTGGCATTGCCTATATTAATGTCGGTTGCCTCTGTATATAATGACATGGGAAGCCACCTTTCAGCAAAATCCATTGACACAAAATTATCTTGATCCGGAATCTCCCCTACTTCTCCATTGTATATGTCACCTGTAGGAATCCATTTTGCCGATTCTGAAAGTTCAAGCCCGTCATAAACAAGAGGGATGGGACTTTTCACCTCTTCAACAGGATATTCATATTGGGTTCCCCTTTTAGCCTTTATCATGGACGCCACGCTATCATCCACGGCATTTATCTGTAAGATACTACCATTATCCTGCAATGTAGAGAAATTGAGAGCGCAACTAAACCGTTCATTATACAACCAACTGTTATTTCTTGTACTTATTATTATTGAAGCGGAAGCATTCAGATAATCTTCATCATATTGTTTTAACAGCAATATTCTAGCATCCCCAGCAAAAGAAAATTTGTTAGAAAAAGTACGGATAACACCGTCATAGTCATTTCTCTTGAAACTAGCCTTCACCTCGTCCCAATTCTCAAGATCATTAGTAACCCTGTACCTCAGACCATTTATTAACAATTCACAGCGGTAGAACATTTCTTATCCATTAATTTGCCGTTTGTAAAATAATGCTTATTTTTGTCGTGACAATGTAATTTTCATATAATCAAAGTTTTTTTGTTTTTAGGACTGTGAAGTCCGATTGTTCTAAATTGTGTTTGTGTACCCGGTAAGCGTACCGGGTTTTTAGTTATCCTTATGCAAATATAGTTATATTTTTATCTCATATAACCATTTTGTTATATTTTCTTAAGTCAAACTTGCCTACTGTCTTTTTACCAGTACACACTATCAGTTTGAGATGCTTGCCATATATGCATTCAAATCTATTATTTTGTTCTTCCATTTTTTTGAGTATGTTCTCTAATTTATCTAATGTTGTCATAGTCTTTTTATTTATGTTGCGAATCACAACGTTAACGGATATAAAATTACTCTAAACCCACCGCCCGAATTGACGGTGGGATGTCATTAATTTGAACGTTGGTCGTAACCTCCAACAGTACTTACGCTTCTTATATATATGTGGCAAAATAATATTAGTCCTTATAGAAGAAACTCTCACCGGGCTTCCTCGTAAGTCTGTAACCTAAGTACAGGCAAATAAATACTATTGTTATCTCTATCATAATTTGGGGTATAGTTGTGGCTGTCGGGCATTGAAACCGACCGCTAAATGATTGTTTGATAATACTATGCTGCGGGATTTAATTCTCCTTTTATCTGCTTGATGGCTTTCTTCACGTTCCAATCATTTTCATATAGAGCAATAATGAAGCGTCTACCTTTCTGCGTCCATACAGTATATGTGTTGGTATGGGTATTACCTCTTTCACTTGTGAAAATGTTGGTTCTCGTTTCGTGCATTCCCCATTTGTCGTATGGTGATTTAAGAAGCCATTGCCCGGACTGCTTGAACTGTATTCCAAGTTCTTTCAGTTTGTTGTTTAGTTTCTCTGCCGACATACCTATCTCTTTTGCTATTTGAGTTGCAGTAAGAGCATTCACACTCTGCAAGTGATTGTCGTAGTAGCTGACTTTGGGAGCGGATTCCTGCAACTCTTTTGTTTGCAACTCAACCGTTTCAGAAAGATGGTTATTCTCTAATAAAAGGCGTTCTTTCTCTTCTTCGGCTTGAATCACCATTAAGGCAAGTTCTTTTCGGGAAAGTTCACGTGTTTCAAGTTCCTCCCAACGGTTAATAATCTTAGCTCGCAAATTTGCATCATACCCACTTGCAAGGAGTAAACAGTCTTTTTTAGTAAGTTGGTAACAAGGGCTTTCTCTGTTAGATTTGTCAATATAAGAGGTTAATTCAAAATTGAATGCACCTCTATCTTCCAGTTGTTCAAGGATATTGCGAATGTCTCGCATTACATTTGAATGGGCTTTGCCTGTGAGTTCTGCTATTTGCAAAGAACTCATTGTGTTCTTGACTTCTAATAATCCAGTCATAACTTCAGAATTTTGAACAATAAAAAACTGCGCTACGTGCTGTTCAAGTTTCCAAAGCAAAACTCCGTGGGTATTTCTACTCCACGACACGGCGCAGTTATATCTTTATATTTTAAAGACACACTTAATATGTATAGGCACAAAAAATGCCGCTATGTTTGCGGCTTCGTACCGCTTCGGAATTTGAACATTACAAAGGAAAGCATAATTTTTGATATGGCAAAGAAAAAAGCAGAAAATATTTGCATGCTTGTATCTAATTAGTTACTTTTGCATTAAACCAAAAAACAATATGACATGCCTGAGATATGTAGATTTTTCGGTATTATAATAAGCCTCTATTGGAAAGACCATAACCCTCCGCATATTCATTTCTCCTATGGCAGCTATGAGTGTTCCATCAGTGTATTGGACAGAATTGTGGACGGGCAGGCTCCGGCAAAGGTAATAGCCAAGGTCAATCAATGGATGGACTTACACGAGGCTGAAATTCTTTCTTTGTGGGAGAAAGCTCAAAGAGGAGACAAGATTGATAAAATAGAACCTTTAAAATGATAAACGTTTATGTTACGAGTAGTAGATGTAGATTACATTAAAGATTACGAGCTTCTTGTGACATTCAGTGACAAAAGCAGAAAAAGAGTGGACTTGAAGCCATATCTTACCGGAGAAGTCTTTGGAGAGCTGTTGGACAAAAGCAAGTTTACCCAGTACGGGCTTACACGCACCACAATCGAGTGGGCGAACGGTGCGGACTTGGCTCCTGAGTTCTTGTACGAAATAGGAACTATATCCTGCTGAATATCAGGAATGAAGAAGATTGATTATACCTTGCCTACCAATTCCGGTAATCTTTCTATGGTAGATAATATGCCCATTGTCAGCAACCTCTTGCTTTATATCAAACCAGCCAAGGGTTGCGTATTTGGTATATGGAACCCATGTCTGATTAACCTTGTACTGCACACCAAGTTCTTTTAAACGGTTATTGAGTTCAATTGCCGATTTAAGCCCCAATTCTTTAGCAACTTCCGTACATGTATAGGTCTTATTTACATGGGTAAGAATAGTTACCTGTTTCTCGGCTTCAATGCGTGCTGACCGTTCTTCTTTTAGCTTAGTGAGAAGTTCAATACCAAAATCCGGATTATTCAGTATCTGGTCTATAACATTATCGGTAGCATATATGCCATGCTTACGGATAGAAGGAAGAACTTCATCACATACCCAATCCTGAAACTGTTCGGCATTAGGAAGATTACTTCTCATTATTAACCGATATACATCCTTTTCTGGAATATATACCATATTAGTTCCACCAATTCCGTTTCCATGTGGGAGAAACACCTTTTTGCCTGATTTGCAATGTCTTTGTATTGCATCAGCTGTATCAGAATATCCCAATGCAGTTGCTATATCTTTTGCACAAAACAAAGGTTCTTCACTTGTTCCGGCTACTCTTACTTCACCGAACGATTCATTCTTGAAAATCTGAATTCCATCCATACAATTTTCGTACCGTGCTCCTTTACACGGGAAAAAGGAAAGCCGCCAACCAAATGATGCAATATTGTGGAACTCTACACCAAATGACCGACGGCTTAATATCTTATGTAGACAGAGTTCCACCAATGTCCTCATTTATTTTCTGCCACTAAATTACTTAAAAAAATGCATCATATAGACAAAAAAGTAAATTTAACAAAACCGCACAAACTAGCCTTCAAATCACTTCCTCTTGCGGTTTAATTCATCGATCTCATCGCATGTCTGCCTAACAAGACAGGCGTAAGATCCGGCGGTCCATTCTTTCAGATTGATATGCATCTTATTATATTTTCCAATAGCGACAACTTCATTTATAAACCCCCGTTTTGTAGGCTTCTCCTTCGGTTCCTCATTCTTTTCCTTACTTATCTTGTCCAAATCATATTGTGCACGGGATTTTAACGCGGATATTCTAGCATTCATAGCCATTACATCACCTTTTTTACACGAATAACCTATCTTCATCAGAATATCACGCACCTCATCATACATTTTCAACTTCATCATGTTCTCACATGCCTTCATGCACTCCACGGTCATTGCGAGATTCATACGTTCATTACAATTCAATATCTCAGAGGATAACTGTTTGCTCCCGACAATTTCTATATAGTCATTGATAATTTTTGCCGATGCAGCCCCTTTGTCCTCATCGTCAAATTCGATAGTATTGCTATCATTGGTATAGATCTCTATAAAAACGGACAAGGGAAGTTCATATATGTCACTTGTATACCTCATAATCAGATACTTTTTGAAAATTGCTGATAATTGTTTTCTCTTATCGCCTTGGCTAATTTTGCAAATCCTATCTGCTGTGATTTCTCCAGATGCCCTATCTTTTTCTCCAGTTCGCTATAATCATTAACTATTGATACAGGAGGAAGATTGTTTTCGCTTCTATATGCCATAAGACCATCAAAATCATTTGCATGAGCCTTTATCCTGTCCATATCCACAGCATAAGGTATAACCTTCGCACCTTTAGGGATGTCAACCAAAGTAGGGACAGACGGAGTAATATACGCCCCTTTATCTGTAACGATCGTTTCAGGAACACCACCATCACCCACTACAGCCAATCCGCCTTTATGCGAATCAGTACCCTTGGCGTATTTTGGAATAGGAGTCGCTATAATAGTAGCAAGCTGTATCGCCCCCATAGCACCTATAGCAGCTATCATAGGTATTGCAGCAGGGAAACCCAATTCTTTTATCGTCTGCAAAATACCACCTGCTATCTGTATAGCCGCCTCAGCTATACTGGTAGCTTTCTCAAACTTTGCCTGTTTTGTTTTTAATGCAGCTTTTTTCTTCTCCAATTCGGCATTCTTTTGTGCCGTCTTATCTTCCGCCGCACGTTTACGCGCTTCGGCTTCTTCTGTTGTTATAGCACCTCTTTCTTCTAAAGCCTCTATACGGGAAATTTCCTCTTCACCAGCTTTCTCATTCGCTTCCTGTTCAGCCTCAACAGCTTCAATCTGGCGATCATAAATGGATGATATCATACTACCAATCCCACTAACCATCGCTCCCCACATCTCGGTAGTTCTTTCTATTTTCTCACCATCTGTAAGCTCTCCCCAAACGCCTGATATCTTATCAGACATAATACTGAATCCCTTATCCATCCCGTCAAATATACCGGCAAACGGACTATCGATATCCGATGCAAGACCTTTCAATGCAGAAAAAGAACCTTTCAACGCTTCAAAATTCCTTCGTGTGATATCCTGTTGCTCTTCCGCTTTTTTCAACTGATCATCCGCATTTATAGAACCTATCTCTGCTTCCATTGCCTTTATGGATTCTCTCAACGTTTCAATCTGTTGCTTGCTTACCACGCCCGATGCTTCCGCTATCTCGATCATTTTTTCAGTAGCATCTATCTGTATCTGCAATTGCTCGTTTGCGGCTTGCTTCTCCAATTCACGCATGGCTTCATCATATTCTTTTCGCGACATCAGCCCTTTTGAATAATTTTGTGTTATAATGTTTTCGAGCTCCTTATATCCAGTACTTGTAGCTGCTATACGGAGAGATGATTGTTCTTCTTCCAGTCTTAGCATCTCATCGGTATACTTTTTCTTTTCCTCGATCCTTTTTTTCTCAGCCTCTGCCAACTCCTTAGCATATTCCTCATTCTCTTTCGCTATCTTCTGCTTTCTCTCTTGAGCCAACATTTCCCGGAGTTTGTTCTCTTCCTCAGAATATCCCTTTATAGCTGCTATTTGGTCTTTATATTCTTTCTCTATGGCAGCAAGATTACGTTCATGCTCATCCTCTATAAGAGAAACGGACAAGTCAGCCATTTTATTCCTAAGATTCTCTATGTATTGTGCTAGATCATTTGCGGCTTTATCGGCAGAATGAGGATCAAATGTAACATCTCCAATGTTAATAGATCTTGCCATATCCCTACTAGCCTTATCTACTTGGTATAGCTGATTTAACAAAGAACCTATTTCTTTATCCAAAGATTCTACTTTGCTTTGCGCTTTAGGTAAGTTCTATCAATTCAATTTATCCTCTTGTATCAGACAGCAGAACTCTTTAACTGCCCAATTTGTGAGCTTTAGTCTTTCAAATTTAGCGAATATTTTCTACCCCCCCAATTTTTACAATAATTAACTTGTGTTTGTTGTAAAAATTGGATGTGCAGGCATAATTCACCCCAACAACTCAGGTTTCAGCCTGATTATTTGCGTGTAACGACTGATGTTATACACAAGACTGGTGAGTGCTACATTGGCTTTAGCACGAATAAGCCCTACTGTACGCACCACAAGTCCACGCATGGTTTGTTCCTCAAACCCGAATACATGCTCGACAAGGCAACGTGTCTTGGATTTTTTCCTATTGTCTGATTTCTGCTCCTTGGTAAGCGGACGGTTACGGTAGCCCTTTTCGCAAATTATCGGATTCATCTTATGCTGTTTTACAATCTCCTCTTGTCCGACATAACCGGCGTCCAAATACAAGTCCTTGCCTTCGTCTTTTTCATCCAGCAGTCCTTCAAAGCCTTTGGAATCATGCACTTCTGCCGACGTGGTATCATAAGAAAGTATGATCTTATT